AAAATACCTGAAATTGTTCTGCGTTTAACCTACCGTCAATGAAAATGGAATCTGGATACTTTTGAGCCTCTTCTAACCAGTTCTCGAACATATCTTTTCGAGCAACCATGTTATCAAAGCAGGAAAACATCACAGGACTTCTGAGAGAATCTGAATCATACCGATCAGGTTGCATTGTAATCCTCTCATACCCACTGAAATCTCTTACTATATCTCTCATAGCATTGACTTTCAGTTTACCGATGTCCTGAGTTCTGAATAATTGTCCAGCCATATTCACTTCTTCAACCTTGTCAAAGTCATATAGAATAATATATGAGGTAGGTGGTAGCATCCTTGACAGAAACAGAGTCAGCCAACTACCAATCCCACCAGCACCTCCGACAATGATAGGAATGACAAACTTATCCATCTTCTCAAACCACGAAGCATCACGAAATCTTGATTTCTTTACATCTATCATAACTCGTTCTCCATATTTTCAAGTTGTTTTGCAATACTCTCTTCTCCCGGATCACCTTCTACTTCATGACCAAGTATAAAGTGATCAAAAGTCTCTTCGAGATTAGTAATTATCTCAGTAAGAGCTGGAATCCCTTCATACTTCTTGAAGCACATGATTACCTCTTTTGCTACACCGATACGTTCATCGGCAGCAAGAGGCATATCAAAGAAAGCATCAAATACCTTGTCGATATGATTCAGGAGATAGTCATAATACAGGTCCATCGAAGCAGTATCTTCCTCCTGTTTGACAATCTGATGCAGAACAGCATATACATTGCTCTCTGTTTTCAGTTCAGTATCAAACATCAGGACATTTTTTGTCAGCTTTTCGATCTCCCATGATGTCATCTTGTCAGGAATGACTTTACTTCCGATATGATTGTGAGCAGGAAGCTGATGATTACTGTTCTGAAAATGAGAATTATGGTGTCCACCATAACCTTTCCATTTGCTTTTAGTTGCTTTCTCCTTTGCTGCTATCTTTTCTTGAATTGCTTCAAGACGATCAGAAAAGAATCCACCGATTTCACCAAAGAAAATCCTCATGTCGATAACAACCATGTGCTTCTCAATCTTACTCTGCTTGAAATGCTTGATTTCACCACCATCATCCTTGTAATTCATCTTGGACGTAGTGTGCATATCAGACAGGAAAACGACTTTAGCAGCGTAATTTCCATTGAAATTCACTACCAGAGACAAGTAATAATTGTGCTTGTCCACGTTATCCTGAAGCTCTCCTTCATCTGTTCCGGAGAAATAAGCTGATCCACTGTGATGCGTATGGACATGACCTAATTTCATTTCCATAGCTTCCGGAATTTGATCAAAGATGTCCACAATGTCACCGTCAGTTTCATAGTCAGTTGCACCTGCTGTTCCAATATCCATTAAGAAGATATGCTTTGCAGTCAATTCAAAACTCTCAGGTTTGGAAGGATTTCCTTTAACATCGTATAAAAGGATTCCTGACCATTCCTTTCCTCCACAGTGGGAATGAAGATATGTGATCTGTGCTATGATTTCAGGTGGTAAAATCAATTTACCTTTATCTTCCATCGTATAGATCGGATATTCAGCCTTCTCAGGCGTTTTCGCTGCTGTTCCCATACTTTTCAAGTTTATCTGTTAGTTTATAAAGAATCATTTGTGCTACTTCCTTCATGAAATTAGGCTCAGGACAGAAGCGTACTCCTTGTAGAATATCATCTGCACTAAGCGTAGTCAAATGAGGTTTATGATATTTTCCATTTATATAGATAGGAGTAAGAGCACGTATATTAGCTCGTGCTTTCTTAACGATCTTATCTGAGTCAGTCATATCATTATTCATAGTCTTATGAAAGGTTCTACCTACAGGATTGTAGGTATATGTTCTTTCACCATGAAAACTATGAAGTCTTGCAAGTTTCTGATTATCAATTATTTCTACAAATTTTTCATAGAATCTATTATAATCAGCAATAAATTTCAGATTTCCGTCTTCATTGATTAAAGAGAAACAGTCTGAAAATACGGTAAACTTTTGCTCAGTTTTATTGATTTCAGTAATCAACGCTCTGACGTAACTACTTGTCACCTGCCTGTTCATTTGCATAACAGAAGGTTTAATCTGTACAACTGGACCATGAATATTGATGTTCTCCATCTTATTGTGAGGACCACCTTCAAGCGACTCCCATTGAATGAAACTATACAGTCTCATAATATGCCCTTGTAGCTCTAAAGGAGTCATATAACCTTCTCCGTGATGATAGTTCTCATGTCCAGTACAAAAGCCTCCAAAATTAGTCATAGTAGAGGTCAAATGAGAGTGCTGGTAGTTTAAAGCAGCGTCAGCAGGAGTGAATCCTAACCTTGTTCCATAAACAGAACCGCTTAAAGCACACCGTATTTCATCACTACTATGTGAAACTAAATTTTGACCTGAGCTTCTAACGAATATATCACCAATGTGATGTTCCATCTCAAAAGAGTTCTGGATAGTTATATCTCTGAACTTTAAGAGTAGAGCATACTGATCAGTGCTCATGTTTCCGTTCATATTATACATGATGTCATAATCTTCCTGTGGATGAATTTCATCAACATGAGTTTTCATCCAAGTGAGAAATTGCTCCATCTTGTCGAACAGATTCGAGAAATTTTTCTTGATTGTTGCAATTCTCTCGTAAGATATATCTTGTCTGCGTTTGAGTTTGATGACTCTACCTTTAGAACTGATGAAAGCATCCTTATCAATTATGATAAAATTTCTTTCATTTGTGTCACCTCCACCACTCCACGGAGTAACTTGACTACCATATATTCTTTGTCCGGTTCGTACAGTCTTTTTTACACCATTTTCTGTAAAACCATCGACGTTGATGATTAAACGGTTCATGTGCTTGTCAAAGAAGAGGTTATTTGATATAGAACGACCTATATTTTGTCTTCTTCTTCGTGATTGGTATCCGTTTCTGGATTCTCCTACATTGTATCTTCCTTCCAAATCAATATGATAGAAATTATAGCTACGATGATTGGGAAATGTAATAATCAAATCATTACTATCAATTTCCAAATCTCTGACACAAATCTCACGCTTATATAAAAGTTGTCTAATCTGTGTTTTCTTTCGATCAGCTCTAATCTCAGCAATTTGCTCAGGAGTAAGGGGGATTACCTCTTCAGGTACTTCTATGTTTACTCCTGATACGTCTGGTGGAGGACCCCATGTAAGAGTACCTGTTGTTGGTACAGCAGAAGTACCAGCAGGAGTATTAGCATAAACTTGATTCAACTCCATATACGTTGTTCCGGTGCTATTGTCTGTATGATTTGTAACAGTTACAGGAGCAGTGTTTATGAAATATGCTGAACCACTTACATAATGTCTTATAAATTCTTCTGGACTCATCCCTGTAGGAATGTGAGCTGTATCAATTCTTGCTCTATGTCTCTGAACCGGAGTTTCTTCTATAACAGCACGAGGTTGAGGTTCTTCTTCCTCTCCACGTATCGCCTGTACAATTTCCTCATCTGCTTCTCCCAAAACATCTTCAACAACATCTCTCAAGCGTTGTTCTGTAAGACCTTCATATATCTCTTGATTTCTGTCAGCCATAACTTGCTCTGCAACTCCCAAACTATCAGTGTCTTCCTCCGGTCCTGCATCTAATTCAGCCTGTCCTGCAACCATATCTTCTACAAATTCTTCTCTGGTTCTGGAATCTTCCGGTCTTTCGTTTTGATCTATGTTCATAGTTATCTATTTTAAAAGAAAAGATGCAGGAGATTTCTCTCCTACACCTCTTCACATTGGGAACCACAAACTATCTTAATCAATATACTTTGCTGAACTTCTGCTGGTTCTCAAGGCTTTATGAACTTCCTTGATCTCCTTTTCAAGATCAGCATTAGTATATTTGAGTACTACTCCCGCAGCAGGTCCAGCTTCGATTGCACTTAGTACAATCTCATCAATAGCCTTATTCATCAACTGACGATTGTCTTCAATCGCTTGAATAGGATCGACAGGAGTTTTCTTGGAGAAAAGACCTTTCTTCTTCTTTTTCTCTTTCTTCTCCTTCTTCTCTTTCTTCGGCTCAGGCTTGGGAGTAGGCTTCGGAGTTGCTTTCTTAGCAACAGACTTCTTGGCAACAGGTTTTGTTGTTGCAGGTTTCTTACCTTTCTGCCTCCTGTAGTAATCCTTCAGCCTCCTTCTCAGGTCTTCAGTACCACCAGCCAAGTTCAGGGAACATCCTTTCTCCCTGTTCAACCAACTCATGTGACTCCTGAGCTGATTGTAGTTAGCTGTAGCAACGTCAATTTTGTCAAGTCCTCCACTGGTCTTACGACCTGACTTAACCTTCTCAGGTACGAGAAACAGGACGAAATCTCCCTGTGGAAGAACTGAATCATCCATCTGAAGACTCATCTTGGAAGCTCTCTCAACTACCCTCATGCCTGACCATTTGATCTGCTTGAGTTCCTTCTTCAGTTGCCCAAACGTGGCTGCTGAAGATTCATGCTCAATCGGGTCTTTCTGTGCAGCAGTTTTTATTACGACTTTTCTCATGATCGAATATTTTTTAATTAATCTTTATCAATTTCAAGGTGAAAACGAGTTTACGATTCTCTTGATTATCAACGAAATGATAACGAGTTCGTCCGCTTTCATGCACGTAATCTGGATTGTCATCCGGAATAATCCCTGACTCTTGTAGAGCATCCTCAAACCACTTCGTCCATAACCATAGATTACTTACGTCAGGCATCTTGCCTCTACGTATATCGTAAATGTCTAAGGAAATGGATAATTTGTGGGAAGAGTCGGGATAAATAAGATTACTCAGCTCTGCGATTTGTTCTTTGGAAATCTGTTGTTTGATATATCCTGACAAATATCTGTGAAAGTATTCAGTAAGTTTTGATCTTAGCCTGTAATGTAATGTAGCGTTATAAAGGCTCTGTCCATTGACAGTCCAATATCTCATTCTTCCGGATTTTCTCGACTTCTTGGCTACGACATACCTATACTCGAAATTCGGGACTGTGATATTTATGTCCTGCATCTCTTAGGAATTGTGTTACAAGTTTATCAAACTCTTTCGAGCTGTACTCTTTTACAAAATCAGAAGGGTCTTTTGGTTCACCAATAGGATTGTGGGTAAAGGTTAGATCAAATTTCTTAGCGAAACCTTCTCCACCTGTTAGTCCACCTTCATCGTTATCAAACCATACAAATATGTTGCTGAATCTTTTCTTCAGCTTGTCCATTACTTGTTCTGGAATAAACGAATGTTCACTATTTGGAGCTATTGCCCAATAACCAAGCATATTGAATGTAAGTATATCCTTATATGACTTGGTTACGAATAGAATATCCTGCTTGTTCTTAGGAAGCAGGGTCCACCCTTGTACAATGGTGTTGTTTACATTTGATATAAAGCGGAATCTCCCTTTAGTCTGAGGGAAATACAGTTTCCTTCGGAATACTCCTTTATGCCAATAGTAGTCAAACGAGTAAGCAAGTTGATATGGATTGACACGATAGGAAACATTGTCCTGATACTTGCTATCAATCCGATAACTCTCAATCGAATAAACTCTATGGTATTTAAGGAGTAGTGGAGGAATTTCATATTGCAACCAATATTCTCTGTCAAGGTCTGTCCATCTGCGAGGTTGTACCTCAATGATAGTAGGCTGACGTTCAAACTGCTTCACGTCGAAGTGTACCTTCTCAGGTATTTCCATCGAAGCATTGACTTCGACGGAAGCATCTGAACCGAGTCCAAGACTGAAATCTCGGTTTATGATACGCAATGCTCCTTGAAAATCTGTATTAAACTTCCTTGCTATATAATCAAATGCTCTATATCCTCTTTCACCAAAATCCTTATAAAGTAAGTCTCCTTCCCACATTACGACATGGCATGACGGTCTGGTATCCTTACGAAACTCGCTTTTGAACATTCTGTCAATCGCTTTGAAATTTCTGCAATAGGCTTGAAACAACTGATATGTGTCAAGCTGTTTGAGAATATTCTCTTTCGTGAGTCTATTTTCAGACTGTGTAAATGCCATATTAAATGCTAAAACGGATCGTCACCCTTCGGCTTATCCTCTACATCACCACCTGCATCAGGTTTAGTTGCAGGTTCAGTCCACTCCTGAAGTGCAAAATTATTTTGATAATCTTCCTTGATGGCATAGCCATTGGAAGTCTGGTTCTTCACATGAGAATCCCAATAGTTTGTCCGCTTATTGGAAGCACGATCAAAATACTTATTGTAGACACTCTGATACTTACTGTCTCTGACAGTCAGCAGAACCCGAACTTCATTGTCGATATTACCAGCGAGAAGACTCTGAAGTTCAGAATAGTCTTCATCGAAAACAGCGAGGAAATTGTCTAACTTCGCTTCATCATCTGGTCCGATATTCAACCAGTTTACAAGGAACAGGTGAAGATCACCTTCTCCTACATGACTCTGACGAGCAGTTTCATGCTTAAACCATGTCAGACCATCCGGAGCGTTCTCAGGGTCTCCCTCTGCACTCCAAGCGACACGACCAAAGTCGTTGATCCACTCGGATTTTGTTCCATCTCTGTTGAGTCTGTACTGATTTTCAAGAAAGAAAGCCACTTTGGTCATGATCTTCTCACCTTCAGGACCTTGTCCTTGCAGGTGGAAATCAAGCCTGAGTTTCTTCACATCTCCTTCAGTAGTAAGATACACAGGATCGTTTTGAGGCTTGTAACCCATCTCTTCCAACTTATCTTTTGGTGGATTGATAGCCACAACCTTCATATTATGAATCCCTGTGTACAGTTTTATCTCTTTGAAAACTTTCTTATCTGATTCATTTGGAGTAAAACCCATAATTCTTTAAAATTTTATATAGTTTGAAAATAAGGTTATCCCTCGTAATACGTGTTGATCGTGTCAATCACTTTGGCAAGATCGTTTGGGATATGGAGGGTTGCGAACATCCCACGAGGAGATTTCGCAGTAGTTGTTCCATCATTCTGAGTAATAAAAGTGTATTCTAATCCGTTCTTTTCCTTATTTTTCTGAACATCCGTAAAAAGTACAACTGTAAACAATCCTTCGAGTGTAACTTTGTCATCGAGCAATTTTCCGATTGTCTTAATCTTCCGCTTTGGCTGGAAATTCTCAGTAATTATTTCGTCATGGCTCAGGAACACAACTTTCAAATCTTCTCTAAGACTCTTGGCTGCATTGATCACATCCCAAACGTGCTTCGCAATATCTGTAAACTTCTGCCATCCAGTTTCATTTGCCCTGTTCATAAATTCAGTGGACATAATATACTGAAAATCATCAATAACGACTTGCTTGATTTCGGGACGATTCTCACTAATATACTTGAGAACCTTCACGATCTGAGCTGAATCATGACTTACTAAGAAATTACCGCCTTCTTGAATCCCGGTCTGATAGTTCTGCTTCCAGCCACGGAAAGGAAGCGGTTTATCAATGATACCAATGATAACTGTTTCCTTCGCATTTAGTGGCTCTACAGAAGTAGACTTACCTGTTCCGGTCTGTCCGACCACTGCAATAATTTCGCTCATAATTGTTAAAAGTTAAAACCAGAAAATTTGAATAGGTAGTCTTCTAACGCTGTACCATAGGCATCCTTTGGATTGCTACCATTACGAAAGTATCTCTGTACACCACCTGCACCTGCAAGGTGAGCTGCTGCGAGAATACCACTCTTGGTCACAAGTTTGCCTTTTATCACTTCGCCATTATACCTATTGATGATCTCTTTAAGATGATCCTCATTCTTAGATAGTAGTGTGATCATAGCCTTCTCTTGATCTTCCTCAGACCAGACAGAAGGGTTTTTCACAAAATCTGCAAAGCGAATATAACCATATCCGCACGATTTTCGAGTAATAAATCCAAACTGATATTTTCCAATATAACCATACTTGTTCCACGCTTCCGGATTACCTCTTGATTCACTATAGCTTATAGCTTCAAGATACCGCTTGAGTTCTTTGGCTGTTTTCTCTTCCACTCGTAATCTTGATTGAGTACGACAGTGTTGCCAAAACAACCTCTGCTGATCAGCTTTGGAAATTGTGGGAGCAAATAATTTGGTGGATACCAGTGCAAATACCATAAAAACTACAATTCTCTTTCTCATAGCGTTTATTTTTATTTGACATCAATCAAAGTCCAAGACCTGATTGTACTTTAAGTTGTTCCTCATCTTTGCGATAAATGGCTCTGTTTCACGAGTCTTAATGAAATGGAAATATATAATTCCATCTACGGGAAGGTCAGTTGGTCCATACGCTCTAAGGTTCAACAACTCCGGACGATGTGCAATCATAAAAATATCAGAATACTGATATAGTGCATCGGCTCCGAAGACATCCGATTTTTGTGGATAGTGTAGGTTCTTGTTCTGTATTCTCTCTACAGCTTCAATACCCCTATTCAACTGACTCACAATAACAAAGGATGCTTTGATTTTTTTCTTGAGTTCATTAAACATAGCAGCTAATTCATAGAGAACCTGATTTTGATTCTGTTCTCCAAACTTCTTTACTAATATTGAATGATCAAGAGTAACGAGGATTCCACGGTCTATGTTACACTCCATTCCCATAGCGAAATATTCGATTGTATTCTTAATTTCTTGTACGGTTCCGGGAATGTCCACATACCAAAGTGGTAAATCCTTTATGCTTTCTGCATAAGTAACAGCTCGTTGATAAGTCTGCTCTGTAATATTTTTGTCTCTGTTTTCGACATCTGCATTATAAATCTGAGTGGTAGTCATCTTCAGTTTCTTGGAAATCTTCCTTCCAACAAGCCTTCGTGCCATCATTTCAAAGTTGAATGACAGCACTGCAAAATTCTCTTCAGGGTTGAGATGGAATAATCCACTCTCTAACTCATTGAGAATTGCAGTCTTACCACTACCTGACATACCTGCGATAGTGATGATACTTCCCCATTCGATACCGTTCATTCCTGCTTTATCGAATTTCTTCCACGGTGTTTTAAGGGATTTGATCTTATTATCCATCCTACCCTTGATATAACGCAGCTCTTTACGTGCTGCATCTTCAAGAGAAATCATGGTTAATATTTTAGACGACTGATCTGCCATATTCTTTTCCCTCCTCTTTATTGTTAGACGAATTTTCGGCTAATCCTTCGCACTCTGCACTCAGGGTAGAGCCTACACCTTTTTTCTGGATGAAATAATGTGCCAGTTGCATATATGCGTAACCTTTAAGGGAAAATCTTTCTACGTAGTCTCTCGTTGCTTGGAATATCTGTTCGAGTGTGTAGTCGTGAGTATTGACAAATTTAATCATTTTTGTGATACATTCCGCTTTATCACCTCTGTATCTATAGCCACCAGAGTTTATGCCTTCGGGGAATATTTCCCTCCAAGACTGAATCCATTGGCTTACTTCCTTTGATGATGTGATCTTCTTCTTCAATCCAACGTGCTTCTTAAACAAATCTTCTCCTGCTTTACGCAGGGTAATCTCTTCAGGATTCTCACCATGCCATTTCACGAGACCTTTTAACTCAAGAGAATTGATGGCTATACCAAATCCCATGAAATTGTCATCATGCGATAATCTGAGGAAATCATACGCTTCTTCGTAGACGAGAATAAGTAGTATGAACTCGCCAAATGAGAGTTTCACTTCCTCATAAATCGTCAGATACCTCTGATCAATCATGTTTTAAAAATATTTAGATGTTTATACTGAAGTCGCACATCTTCCTCCTCAAATGACGACAGAGTACTGAAGACTATTTCATCTTCAGTAAACTCTGTGTCAAAAGTCTCATTAAGTACATGGCATAGAGTATGTATATCCGGAATCTCCGCACTTGTGTACTCCAACTCAATGAGACTTATCATCAAATCAAGGGTTAGTGGTAGCGACTTTTGTTTTGATCTCAGACTTTCTATAATCGAAATCATCTCTTAAAATAAAATCGCTGTTTAAATAAATCGCTTCACTCAAATCAAACTTCTTGATCATATTCTTATACCATTTCTCACTCTGACTTTCAGGAACCCTGATGATCCACATATCAGCGTGTTCATCAGTAGCAAGACGGTCAAGACGACCTTTCTTCTGCTTTGATTTGGTTGCAGAGCCTATATAAGACTCCATTACTGCATGAGTTGCACCAACGAGGTTCAACCCAAGCGTTAAAGAATTACAGCTACCTAACTCCTTGACTGAGCCGGAATTAAAGTCCTCAATTAACTGAGCATTGACCTTATTCGAGTTCTTGGAATGTACGGTATATTTGCTGATACGATCAGCCTGTGCTGTAAGTTCTGAGAATACGAGTACTTTGGCTTTCGGGAACTCTGCTCTGATACCACCACTGATATGCTTAGCTATTCTACCTGTCGAGGGTAAGTTTAGAAGAAAATTCTTCCTTGCTTTGATAGCGTTCATATAGACAGCAGCAGCACCTTTTTGCTGAGGTGTACCTTTACCTTGCCAAAACCACAAACTTGCATCCCTGAACCAATCCTGAGAGCCTTGAGACATCATAAGCTCCTGACCCTTCTTCATTCGAGTGGTCAGATACTCATAATACTCTTTCTCTCCCTTCTCATACTCTTTACCTTTGAGCTTAACGATAATCCTATCATCATCTGAGAGATCGTGGTTTACAATGAAGAACCTGGTCTTATTAATCAGACCATCTTCTGCGGAATTGTAATACTCGTAGACAATAGGACAATAAGTATTATAATAATGTTCCTTGCCATTGTCTTCAGTAATGTCATGGGTTGCGGTTAGTCCAAGAATATATTTGAACTCATTGCGTTGAAGCAATTTTGAATACTCAGGAGTCATCATCGTATGAATCTCATCAAGTATAACGAGATCATACTTCTGTTTATTCCATTTGTAAGCAGTTTGCACGTTTACAATGTCAATCTGTAACTGACGAGATGGTTTTTCACCATCATAGTCAATCGTCCACAATCCATCTCTCCACGGTTCACATCCCCATTTGATAAGTTCATCATACCAATTTTTCTGTAGGGTTGTTCGTGGAGAAGTTATCAGGATTCTTTTTATATCATCCTGATTACGAATAAAGTTTACTGCTACTTTACTCTTACCGGAACCAGTTTCAAGGCACACCGTACCTATACTACCAGCTACGACAAATGCTTTCAAAGCCTTGCTTTGGAGC